CTTTGCAGTTCAACACTTGGGTTAAACAACGTTGCAATTTGTTCCCACAGTTGTAACTTTTGTTCAGTGTTGCTAGTCCAAATATCAGCTTTAACTGATAGTTTGTAAGGAACCGGCATCAAGCGATCAATCGAATATGCATCACCTGGTTTGTCTAAGTACTCGCCTGTGTTTGGATCATAAGCACGTTCGCGCAAATTAATCGTGCCAACAAAGCTCGGATCTTGCAAACGATCACGATCGTAATCTAATGCACTTACATAAACGGCAATAGCAGGAACGCTGTTTATCATGTTCTCACTGTTTTGCTTTAGAATAACAGCAGCCTGGCGACTTGGGTCTCCATAAATTACTGGTACCTGTTGCAATGCCTTTTGTCCGTTAGCGCCTGATCCAAACTCAACTTGGAATCCAGAAAGCACACGCATAAACTGTGTTAGAAAACGTCTAACTTGATTGTCGTAGAAAAATTGTTGAGCCATTAATTATCTGCCTGTATTCTTAATGCCTTGCTTAGGCTTTGACGCTCTGGTTGTGTAGTACCTTCTGCATCAGTAAATGTATTTGTATTGTTAACAAAGCCGCCATGCAATGTATTGCTAGATCCTGGTGCCAAGTTTGCTCTAATCTTCTCTTCAATTGCAACCCAACGTTTACCGTTATATCTAAATAAACGATTTGGCAAATAGTCTGTGCGTAGGAAGTATTCACCGTTTGTGATGTGTGTTGGGAATTCGATTCCAGATCCACATTGCAAACCGTTGGGAGCAAGTCCGTCGCCAACTAAGTAACCAGTTGTCTTTTTACTTGGGCTTAATGTAGAGTCGTCTGATGTGTGGTTGCTATCATCGGCTGTGTCTTTTACATCATCGGCTGTGATACCTGTGTAATCTGGTTGCATCCACAATTTACTTGTATCGTACCCGCTCATTGGTACATCCTGTTCTGCTTGTGCAATGACTGCATTGTTGATGTTCATGTAAACACCGTAGCTGCTCATAATATCCGAAGTCTTTGTATCAGCAGTTCCGTCTACAATAGTGTTTAGAATGTCCTTGTACTCTTGGCTGTCAACCAGTGGGTTAATCTTAACACGCCATAAGTGTGGCCACCAAGTTGGGCTAAAACCCTCGCTAGCAAAGCTTGCATCACCCACAACATAGAAACGTTTAAGTGCAGCAGGGACATCTTGGTTTAGTGCATTGTAATCTTTAAGATGCTCTAGCTCTAGTACATCGCCTGCCATTAGCTTGCGACCTAAGGTGTCCATCATATCGTTAATATGGAAGGTCATAAAGATAGTGCCAGTTTGTAAGAACAAACCAAATTGGCTTAAATCGAAGTCCTGATCCTGACGTTGATAAATGCCACGCATTTTGTAGATATCTTTGTCGTACTTGCGGTCGCGGTTTTCCACAAATAGCAAGTCTTGGATGTTTAGTTCACTTTGATTTGTGTAAACGGGTTTAGTTGCATCTGTGCTGTCCGTTTGTTCGTAAGTACCTAGGTACTTGTGGATTAAAATACCAGTCCCGCCCATCGTGAACATTTCACTGATTCTGCGATCAATAAACTTATAGTCGTTGCTGTGACGACCGTCTTTCCATAGCGAGATGCGAGCCATTTTCAATCCTTATTGCTGTATTTATGGGGTTTGGTCCATAATGGATTTGGTTGTATAATAAGGACATGAAAACACTTATCACACTCTTTATTGTTCTAGCTGTTGCATCAACTTCTTACGCCAAAGGTGGCGGTGGTGGTGGGGGCCATGGTGGGGGCGGGGGACATGCTAGCTCAAGCGGGCATTCTAGTTCTGGTGGCAAATCGTCAGGATCAAGCTCTGCTAGTAAAAGTACTAGTTCTAGCGGATCACACGAAAGTACTAGTTCTACTGCTAATAAGAGCACTAGCTCTAGTTGGTTTCCGTGGTTTAGCGGTAGCGGTGGTCATGCTTCGGGCACAAAGCCCGGCTGTGACAAGCAAAAAGACAAGGACTGCAAATGAAAAACGCAACAGTACGCCCAGGTGTAAACGAATTTGAAGCTATTCTTGTAGGAAACTATATGCAAGAAAAGCACCCTGAAGTGCATTATACTATGACCCCGGGCAATAACTGCATTTGGGTATACTTTAGTACACAGAATTGGTACTTTATTTTCCGTGATGGGAAGATTGCAGACATTCAAATTGATTAAGGAGTAAAACATGGAACTAAATGGCCGCAAAGTTGTTGATGTTAGCGTCGATGGTGTTGATTCAACAGACTATCCTGATTTTTGTGATGCATACTTTAGTTACGCAGTGTTTCTGGATACTAAAGAAGAACTCACAGACGAACAATTAGAGGAACTCGGGGAAGCGTACCCAGATAAACTTAATGAATTGGCTTACGATAGTTTGCACTAATCAAAACTAGTGTATAATGCAGATATGGAACTGCAACCCACTCACGATTTAAACCATGCTAAACTGCAAGAGTGCTTTACACAATTGCAGTCAATGGGCATGATCCCCAAAAGCAAAATGTTTAAGTTCTATAGGAATGCTTCGTTAGCGTTTACAGAACTTGACAAAGAGTTTGTAACTTGCAGGCGCAATAAGCGCATAACACCCAAGTATTCAGAGCTAGAACGGGTGTTTAACGAATGTGTAACCAATTTTGAGCAGTGGTCCATAGTTGCGGCATTGTCGTACTAACTTGACCCATAATGATTACCTCGCTATAATACACACATGGAATACAAAGTTCAATCAAGAAGTCCCAAAATGAAGCATTATGTGGAGACGCTAATGCCGGGGCTAATTAAGCAACTCAAACTAGAGCGCAGTCGCAAGTTTGTGCTGATTGAAATCGCTAAGGGCATTTGTCCCGGTGCGTATGGGTCCACAACTAACCTACACGGATTGGACAGTTTTGTTATTGCATTGCAGCCACGCAAATGGGAAGAACTTGGTAGCACACTTGCACACGAAATGGTGCATGTGAAACAGTTTGCCAAAGGACAGTTCCAAAATGATGGTGGTAAGTGCTACTGGATGGGCAAGCGTGTAACAAGACGAGTTAAATATTTGGATCAACCGTGGGAACAAGAAGCTTTTGCTCGGCAAGAAATTTTGTTTCGTAAAGCAATAGAGAAAATAAATGTATAAAGTAAAAGGTAAATCAACTACATACGAAGTGTCGTCTTTAGATGATGCAATGAAGTATGCAAAACAAATGAATGAATTTGTTACAATAACTGGTCCAGACTTTGAAATCGTGGGCATGTTTGGTGTAGACAGCATCAAGGATGGCAAGTGCCCCGATGGAGTAGCATACGACTGGAACAAAGCGAGCCGAATCGGCCGCGTTAAAAAGGAACGGGTATAATGGCAACAGTAGCAGGTATTAAAATCAAAACTAAAGCGCCTAAAGAGCGCCGCATTGCATTTGCTGACGAAAAGTACACTGGCGGAGAACCCGAGTGGGATACTGAAAAGGCGCTTGCAATGGACGATGCAACGTTTGACAATCGCCTGCGCCGTTGTTTTTACTATTACAACTATCACTACAATCAAAAGGATTGTAAGAAGTACGTAGTGGAATGGGTTAAAAGCAAACCTGACATGTTTGATAAAACTCAAGCAAGTGCATTTAATCGCAGTCCCGACCGCAGCATGAGCATGACTGCATGTAGCCTAATTATGGCACATCGTAAAGGTATGCCGCTAAAGCCGAGACACATTGAATTCCTCAAGGAATCTGTTCTTGAGGCAATTAAAGACGCTGAGCCGGAAGTTGTTGAGACTGCTAAGGACGATACTCCTAAAGCATACGTGCCAACTATCCAGGATCGCTTGAACGAAAAGACCAGTGAACTCATCGGTGAACTTGAAGGTATGTTTGACGATGTAGTAACAAACACAGCGGAAAAGTTTAAGCCTTATGATTGGTTTAGCACAAACAACGTAGTACAAAGCCAATTAAGCAAATACGAAGCAGTGTTTGCAAAGCGTAAGGCTGAGTTCGAAGAAGCACAAGGGAAGAAGGATGAGCAACTCAAAGAAGCATACAGCTTTCTTAAAGCTGCTGATTTTAAACGAATCCTTGGATGGCTTGACGATCTCCTTTCCGCAGTTGAACAGTACCGTGGGGTTAAAAAGGCTACAAAGAAGGCAAGAGTCAAGAAGGCGCCGAGCAAAGAAAAACTCGTGGCTAAACTCAAGTATGCAAAAGATGATAAAGCACTTAAAGTGGTATCAATCAATCCTGCAGATATCATTGGATCCAGCGAGTTGTGGGTATATAACACAAAGACCCGGAAGCTTGGAAAGTATGTTTCCGCGCCATACCACACGTTGGGTATTAAAGGCACAAGCATCACAGGCTATGACGTTGATAAAAGCGTTAGCAAAACCCTGCGAAAGCCTGATGAGCAACTAAAAGAGTTTGCTAAAGCTGGTAAGATTGCATTGCGTACATTTATCAAAGATATTAAGGCAGTTGAAGTTAAAATGAACGGCAGGATTAGTGAAGATGTCCTACTACTTAAAACCGCATAATAATGATCCGCATTATATACACCGTATTGAATATGAGTGTAAATGGATGCGGAACAAAATAGCGGAGCTTACTGCAAATAAGTTGCGTAAGAAGCCCGGCGCTATTAAGGAAATTCAGGATTTGCAACGGCAAATTCGGCATCGCGAACTTGAGCTAGCCTTCAAAGGGCCCGAGTGGACCAAGTACGAAAAATACGGACTCTGGGAAATGTTAACTGAGTAAGTAGATCCCGTTACAGTACTAAATACTGTAAACGGGATTTCTCATGAGCGTAACTATCAAAACAGGTTTAACAGGACAAGGCAGTTTACAAACACAAAGTTTGGCTGGCCCGGGTCCAATTGCATACGATTCTACACTGTACGATTCAGCAGACTTAAAACGTGCTGAAATTACAGATTACATTCGTATGCGTTTAGGCGATGGCCTAGTTGATGTTGAATTAGAAAAAGAACACTATGAGATGGCTATCAAGCAATCTCTAATTAAATACCGTCAACGTAGTGCTAACGCCGTAGAAGAAAGCTATGCGTTCTTGGACTTACTGCCAGAAACACAAGAGTACATTCTCCCTAGAGAGATTATGACAGTGCGTCAAGTGTTTCGTCGTGGTATTGGTAGTGTTACAGGCACAACAGCAAGCCAATTTGAACCGTTTGCAAGCGGATACTTAAACACATACATGTTAGTTGCAGGGCGTGTTGGTGGTCTTACTAACTACGAATTGTTTGCTAGCTATCAAAAGCTAGCTATGACTATGTTTGGTGGACACATTATGTACACCTTTAACCCAGTTACAAAGAAACTTACACTTGCACGTAAGATTCCCGATGCAGGACACAGTTTTGCAAGGATGCAGACTCTAACAGCAAATGGCACAGCAGTTGGTAGTACAATTACAGTTACATTGAGTCAGCCGTATTTTGTTAATCCGGGCGATACGTTGATTATTAACAATTGTCCACGCGGCGAGTTTAACGGAATGTACAGCATCCAGGCAGTAAGTGGGGATCACTTAACAATTAGCATAACAAGTTACAATGAGTTAACGGTTACTTCTGTTACTGGATTTGATTTGAGTCGCACCCAAGTATACAGCACAGCAGTTGATTCAATTGCTGAAAGTGTATTGCTATGGGTTTACAATGCAAAGCCCGATCAAATGCTTTTAAACGATCCTTATGCCTACCCTTGGTTGCAGGAGTATGCGTATTCGTTTGCTAAGTTTACACTTGGTGAAGGCCGTAGTAAGTTTAGTCAGATTGCTGGTCCACAAGGTGGCGCGACACTAAACGGCGATGCGCTAAAGTCTGAAGCCAAAGAAGAAATGGCTGCACTTGAGCAACAGCTAAAGGACAACGTTGAAGGCAATATGCCAATGACTTGGGTAATTGGATAATGAAAATTAACGAAATATTTGGATCCAGCGAAATATACCAAGTAGCTTGGAAATGGGGCAGCGCCGACGATGTAGAAGCATATGGAACTTTCACGACCAGTGATGGGCGCATGGGTAAAATATTATTTCAAGAAATGAGTGTTGAGCCCCAAGTTGTTGACTTTGAATTTGAAGTAGGCAAAACAAAAGGTATTAGTGGTGGTGGTGACCAATACGCAATCTTTAACACAGTAATTCAAGCATTTGAAACTTATTTAAAAACCAAGAAGCCCGAGTACGTTACATTTTCCGCGAAGGAACCAAACCGATTCCGCATCTACGCCAAGTTAGTTAACAAACTAATTGGCGGCCATGGTCTAGGGAAAACTGGCTATCAATGGTTGAGTAAAGATAATTTCCCAGATAATATGCCATTGGGCTATGTAGATTTTGTTATTGCCCGCGATGCTCGTAGGCAATTTGGGATGTTACCATCTGTTCGCCAAGCACAGGGCGAGCGCAACAGAGCAGAGCAACAATACAGTGGGCAATTACGCAACGAATCCATAGTTGACGAAGCTCAAATGGACAGTGGTATTAAGAAAGAAATGACTAAGCAAGGGTACGAGTTTCTGGGGGACGGTGAGGACCAAGACGTTTATCTGGCACCAGACGGCACTATCTTAAAGATATTTGGTTACGAAACCGATAGCAGAGGAACATCTGAAGGGCAACGTAGCTTTATCGACTTTGCTAATTTCTGCATGGCAAATCCTAACAACCCATTCTTGCCACAGTT